TCAAAGATCTTCTTACCAAACTTGTAGAGGAATACTCCACCCTCATTCTGAGGATTGGTAGGATCTTTTACAACATATATGTTTGCATAGTAGGAAAGCTTACGCTTCTGTCTACGAACTACATCCTTATCTGACTCATTACCACTGTTCCAGAGTTCACGATTGTATTCTGAAACTGGATCCTTGCCACCTGTTGTGGTCAAAGAGTTTTCAATATACCATCCACCTGGTCCTTGGAATGCATGTGAATACAT